CAACTGTAGATGTTTTAGGAGGCTCTTCCGCTTTAAGTTGTTCTCTACTAGCTTTAATTAAATCTTTATCTTGTTTTTTTGCATCTATTAAAGTAGGGGAGTATGAGGTTTTGTTTTCCTTAGCGACTTGCACAACTTCAAGAGTAGCCTCTCCAGTTGCAAGTTTATCAAAAGCTTTTCTTGTTGGAGTGTGTAAACCTGTCTTTGTCAAGAACTCATCTTCTTCCATATCAGGATAGTGAAGCTTCTTAAAGGCTGGTATAAATTTTTCATCTTCAATATCATTATATTGTGGATACATTTCTCTCATTTTTGGGAGCATAGAGTTGGTAGAAGCTTGCATGTAGAGCCTTTTATTTTTGTATAAATGAGTCTATATTTTACAAAAAAAAGGGGGAGTTAGTGGGTAGTTAAAACATACCCCTTAACATTTAGAGAAGCTTAAGAGGGTCATTTACTGTAGTGTTGGCTATCACTTTATTTATCTTCCTCACGAAGACCAAGAACATCTTCGTCTATAGGTCTGGCTATCACTTTATTGTCTTTAGTAAAAATATATTTTTCAGGATGTCTATAAACATCAAGAGCAAGATTAGGCTCTAAATTATACTCCTTGGAATAAAGACTAACACCTATGACATCATTTTCATACTGCTGTTTAGTGGTATCGTCCATATTAAAGTTCGGTGCATCCATTCCCATAGATGTAGCAATAAGTGATTTTATCTTAGCACCAGTTACCTCAGTATATTTAAAACTATCATCTTTTGACTTTGTAGCCTTATTGAGTGCTTTTTGATGCTTCAAGTCTTTTATCTTAGAATCTATTTTAGCAGAGCTATTGTCTTTATCTATAAAATACTTCTCAGCTTTAATCATTGTGTCACTATCAACGGAGTTGGTATCATCAACTTTATAGTTCGTTTTAAAGTCAGTAAAAGATTTAGAGTCATAAGCACTTTTAAGATAGCTTTCATTATCTTGTGTTTGCACCCATATATCAGCTTTCTCTTGCTTTTTAGTCTGTTCATCTTTATAACCCTTAACTCTACCATCAATATCAAATAAAACATTAGGACTAACCCCCTCTCTTGGATTATTATATGTTCCATTTTGTGGGTCGTAGCTAGTCATAAATTCATTATCAAGTTTAGTTTGATTATTTTTATTTGTTTCTTCTGTGGCTTTTTTATTCCCACCTGTCCATTCATCTATACTTTTGCCAATGTCCACAAAAGCATTTCCAAAACTACTAGCACCAGCACCAGCATTACTATCTATCATGCTTAATGCTCTTGAATTTACTGTGTCTTTTCTGTAAGCGTCATACCAGCCCATTATCTAATCCCCCTCATTGCATCTAATGTATTTTTATCTTTCTTAGCTTGTACATTTTCTATTGCTACAAGAGAAGAACTATAGGCTTTTTGTAAGTCTATTTTATTTTTGTCTGTAAGAGCTAGAGCTTTTGCATTGTTTAGATTCGTTTGAGACTGCTTGTGTATCATCTCTAAGCCTTGCAATTGACTCTTAAGTTGTGCATTTTCTTGTGCTAGTGGAGAAGAACTATTTTCACTATCTTGTTGCTCTATGATTTCTTTTATCTTTCTAGCACTAGGAGAGCCACTATCTTTTAGTATGTCTGGCAATAGATACTTAACTAAGTGAGGGTCTGTACTTTGTAAGAGTTTTAAGAGTTCAACATTATGTCTTAGTCTCTCGGAGCTTTGAGAGTTTGACTTAGGTTTAGCAATAAAGATTAAGTCATACTTCCCAACATCAACTCTATTTTTACTTACTGGAGAAACACTACCATCTTCATGCACTTCATAATCATAAGCACCATAAGCATTTTGATTTGATTCATTCATAATAAGATAACTTTGCATATAGTCTTCATCTATTATGCTTACAATTCTTTGAGTATCGTAGTATTGTTTTATAAACTCAACAGTCTTTTTGATGATTCTCTTTTGTAAAGAGTCACTACCATTCATAAATCTACTAAGCCCAACGAGTCCAGTGCTTATTCTTTGCTCTTGACCTACTGCACTCATTCTATTATTAGCTTGACCTAACATTTCTTTGTTTGAATTTAGAAGTTCACTTATTTGGTTTCTACTATCTATGATGATATTTAAGATTTGTTGTATTTGAGCATTTTGTCTTATTTCTTTGATTCCGTTTATATCATCAACTACAACTGTTGCATTATCGAAACTCCAATCTTCATTGAACTGTTCTATATCCTCATCTAGGAGTGCATTTTTATTTACAAGAGTTTTGTTACCAGAAAGCATATTTTGAAGTCTAAGCTTTGCATAGTTTATATGGTCTTGTATAGGCATTATATCTTTGTATAATCCCCAATATTTAATTTTTCCCTTGAAATCTCTATGCAAAAATGCAACTTCATAAGGAAATCCCTCAAATTGATAAGGAGACTTAGCTTGTAGCAAAATAGTATCATTACTCCAAAAACAGTAATAGTATATATTTTTCTTTTGTTCATCATCCCATTTTCTATACCAAGTATAACAAAGTAGTACACGCTCTGTTATTGTTTCATCAGTATGTAAATCATCATCAACTACATCTGATAAATAGTTCATAGAAGTAAGCTCGCCTATCTTTTCTTTTGAAAAACCAAGAGAGGGTAGTTCGTCTTTGTCTATCCAAAAACATCTACTGATATAGCGCGCATCTTTAGTGTAGTTCTTCCTTTTTGAGAAAGGGTCTAAAAACATTTCAGAAGATGGAACATGATTTACTTCTACATCTTTATGCTCTCTACCAAACTCATCAAACTCACCACTAGCTTTAATGGTAAGTTCAGCAATCGCAACACCCTCTATGCTAAGCTCATCATCAAGTGAATCTATCTCATCTTCATAGTCACTTACGCTTGTTATGGCTTTAAGAAGTGCATTAAGCATATCAGCACCAGTTCTGTCTTGTTGTTGTCTTCCAAAGAGTCGTATCTCTATTTCACGCTCTTTTTTAAAACCAAGTATAGAGTTGTTGTGCTTTGCTATATTGTTTTCATATTGCTCAGGTTGTCCACGATTTGCAAGTATTAGCTTAATAGTGTCATCTAGCTGGTCGCCATTATAATACTCTCTTACTTTTCTACTAAAAGCTTTTGTTTTACTATAATGAAAAGCAGATTCTTTTAGCCAAGCTTGAAGCTTAGTTGTATCGGTAAACATAAATATCCCTACGCAACCACTTCAGGTGTTAAAGGGTCATCCTTTTTCTTTTTCTTAGGTACACCCATAGGTACAAAAGCAAAAGCATCATCATAGTTCTTTTGAGCTTGAGCCGTCTTAATGTCTGCATTTATGCCTTGTTGTTTTTCATAATCAAGAGCTTCTCGTGCTATTTTATTTTTCTCTTTAGATGTGTCATAGTCTCCCCATGCTTTTGCTATAGAGCCTAAGCCTTGTATTGCAAGTGATGTATCTCTACTATTCCAAGCCATGTTTAAATCCTTTGATACTTTGAAGTTATGTTTTTAGGTCTTATCTTGTTCTCTACTTTGAGTTTATACAACTCTTTAAGATACTCTTTCTCATAGTGATTTGAGAGGCTACGCACTTTTGCATTTAGAGTAGGCTTTTCATGTACCTCTCTTAATAAACCAAACCTTAAAGCTTTCTCCCACTCCACAGGAATCTCTAAATGACACATTCCAGTTTCAAGCTCTCTTAAATATTTATATGTAATATTTGCAATTGAATCATGAGTAGGCTCTTTTTGTAATAAGAGCTTTTTTGCATAAAAAGTATAGTAATTATTTTGCGAACCAAGATATAACCTCTCATGCTCAGTAAACTTATAATTTATATTCTCTATTAGAAGTCTCACAGCACTTAATGGTGTAAAAGTTAGATAATATTGTTTCTTACCCTTTTCTATGTTCAATGAAATATCATCCATAAAATAAGGTAAATCTTTTTGAAGAGCTATGTAAGCTCTCTTTAGTTTGATAAGCAATTCTTCATCACTCCAGTGTTCAGATTTCTCTTGTAAATCACTACGAGTTTGGAGGATGAAATCTTTTGCTATCATTTAGTCTTCTTTTTTAGAACTTTTTTTTAATGCTTCAAGCTGTTTTACACACCCAGCATTTTTTGTTTTGCAAGCTTTAAGCTCTTTCGTAAACTCAGCGTTTTTTGTTTTGGAAGTTTCAAGCTCTTTTTCAACATCAGCGTTTTTTGTATTGCAAGCTTTAAGCTCTTTCGTAAACTCAGCGTTTTTTGTATTGGAAGCTTCAATCTCTCTTACAAGCTCATCATGTAGTTTTTTGCAATCATCAAATTCAGCAAGAGTCTTATTATCTGTAAGTTCTATTTCAGTTACATATTCAAAGTCACCAAACCCTCTAGTAACAAGAGTGTTAGCAGTTTTTTTAGACACGATTATGATATCGTCAGGTTTAACTATAGGCTTTGGTCGAGCTAAAGAGTGTACAAACTCTTTGCTCTTTTTGCCTATATACCTTATAGCCGAATTTGGTGCAAAATGTAAATTAGACATTTTAATACTCTTGTCTAGCAGATGCCAGTTTTATATACTGTACTGTTACAGTAGCTCTACCAGTTGCAGAAGCAGTTCCAACAATATCAACAACAATTGGAGTAGTTGCTAGTGCAGTGTACTGAACACCTCCATCAGAGATACCCTTAGCTACATTTACAACAGTTTGAGGGATAAATTTTGTTAATGTACCCTCGATACCTACTGAAATTTTATTGTCAGTATTAGCAAATGCTACATCAACAGTAACATTTACATCAATAATACGAAAACCCTCAGCAATACCCATAAAGTCAATAGTCTTGCCTACATCTCCAGCTTCTACCTCAAACGAGATAGCACCACTATCACGAATCTCACGATTCGCTCTTTTTACTATAATAGCCATAAATTACTCCTATATACCAGTCGAAGCAACAACGGCGATAACACCGTAGTCTTTTCCATCAAAAATACTATCTTTTAATGCACCATCATTTGCACTTGCGTCATACTTAGTCTTAGCAAGACCATAAACTCTATCCATAGCGGCGTTCATTCTACGAACATCATCTTTATCAGCATAGTCATAGTAGGAAGCACCATCATCAAGAACCATATGACAAGAATTAGCACCACAAAATAAATTAATCTCAGTCTCTTGAGAATCAGCACCAGCATAAATACTTAAATCACTCTTCTTAACATTTGAAAAACCAACAAACTTAGACTTAGATGTAACAATACCTGACTGTCTAGCAGTATCAGTTTTAACATCTAGTAAAAGAACACCATCCCAAAAACCTAAAGCACCAGTAAAGATAGGGTTAGTTTTGCCACGCTCTAAAGCATCTTTTCTGGCTTCAGCCCAGTTCGCATCGTTTTTGATGTTACGAGCTGAGTTAGTTCCAACGAACATTACAAAAAATTCAACATCTTCATAGAAGCCTAAATTCTCATTTGTAGTAGTGTAGATGGGCAGAAGTGGAGGACAAAGATTTCCAGCTCCATCTACACCAAGTAAAGCTCGTCTTTTTGCCTCTTCAATATCAGCAGTTGTAAGAACATCAGATTTAGCAATATTTTTAGTAGTAATATCTGTGCGATGACCGCACGCTACAATGTTTGTACAATCAGCACTCATACTATAAAAGAAGATTTTATCAAACTTCCTAGTTCCCCAGTTCGTTAAAGAAGCTTTTGCAGTAGTTTTGAATTTGCTAGCATTTCTCTGTGTAACAATACCTCCATTCGATGGAACAGCATGTTGAAATCTATCAATCTTGATAAACTGCTGAATCTCTTGAAGCTCTTCTGATGAAGCATCTAAAGTAACATTACCAGTAGCTCCACTCTCAATAAGCTCATCTAATAATTTAACACCAACTATACTACCTAGTTCAGAAGTTTTTTTTACAGCTTTGATGATTGAAGAATTATCTGCCTCACTTAAAGAAATAAATGGCTTAACCTTAGATTTAAGCATAATCCCTCTAGTTATTTCTTTTGAATAAGTAATAATTGTGTCAGGCTGAGATAAAAAATCCTTAGCAGACATTCCAGTAAAAACACCCATAGTATTTCCTTGTTTTGTTTTTGCCTTATTTAAAGACATATCTTCTGCTTACCTCAGATGTAAGAAGTTTTAGAAGTTGGCGACAATCGGGTAAGACTCTGCAACTTCCAAAAACTCCTTACATCTAGTGTAGGAACGAGGGCTTAAAGCCCTAATGCACTCTGTAAATCTCCATCGACTATTAAAGCGTTTGCTTCTGTCTCAACAGTTTTATCTTTAGCTAATTTTTTAAGGTCATCGAGTCTGTCTTTATCTTTTAGTATTGTTCTAACTCTTTGAAACGCTCTTAAGTCTTCTTCTATTTCCCAACTGTCTCTAGTTGATGGTAAACCTTTTTCACACATATAACACCTCTTTTAGTTTGTTTTATAGACCTAAAGCCTCTAGTAACTCTTCATCATCACTCTTAAACATACGCTCAACTTGGCTAGTTTTAACACTTTCATGACGAGTATTATTTAGATTTGGGATGTCTGGAGTAGCGGTTTGCTTCATCAGTGTTGGATTTAGCTCTATATATTTTTTATGAGTTCCCTCATAGACTTGAGTATAACTATTTGAATTCTCAAATATTTTATTTTGTTGAGTTTTTGTTAATTCATTTTGAAAAAAATCCATCATTTTTTCATGGTCGTATTGCGGATATTTAGCTGATATTTCAGTTATAGCAGATTGTCTTTCATTTATAGAAGCTAGTTCTTCTTTTTTAAGTTCAAGTTCTTGTATCTCAGCTTCTTTTGAGTTATTATTTAAGAACTCATCACGCTTTGAAGCTACTAGCTTATGATATGCTGGCTTATCGTCAAACTCTAGTTGAGCCTCTTCTTCACTAAACATATCTTCAAGGTTTTCATAAAAAGAGTTTTCATCTATCTTGTGAGATTTTAACTCTTCTATCTTGATATCAAGTTTTGTCATTTCACTAGCTATGCTAACTTGTTCAGGGGTTAGAATTATGTTTTGGCTCTTGGGTGCTTCTTCGTTATCTGGCACTACTTCTTTAGATTCAGTTTCGCTTTCGCTTTTATTTGTTGGTTCTTCGATGTTATCTGCACCTAAACCAAACATATCATCTAAACCTTGTGCAATTTCTTCAATGTCTTTACCCATAATATTGTCCCTTAATCTTTTAATGGCACAATCTTATCAATAAATTTTTTGCTTAGTGGGTCGTAAAAACTTACATTTGAGTTAAATTACACTAAAACTAGCTTTGAGATAGTTTAAATTTTAGTTTTTAGAACTCCCTCAGTTAAAGTATCAAAAAATGCACTACCACCAGCCATAGTTGCATTTCTATTTTTGTTCATAACTTGAGAGATGAACATATCTTCTGTATGCAAAGGTTTTGCAAAAATACCCCAACTAGGGATTTGAACACTCTGAGGTACATATCCATCGTGTCCAGCCAAGCCGATATTGAAAAGCTCTTGTCCTGCAAAGTATTTAAAATATCTTCCACTTTCATATATATCAGCATCTCTTAGTTTTATGATTTCTTTTATCGAAGTAGAGCTACTTATTTTAATATCATTGTCTTTCGATTTTTTGTAACTGTTGTAAAGATTATATACTGAGCTTAGTGTGTTGATGGTATCGAAAACACTTATAACATCGCTTGTCATCATCTGTGCATAAGTAGCATTATCTACATAACCTATAGGGGTTTGAGAGTAACCTAAGTTTGACATCGCATATGAAAGAGCATTTGTTGCAACAAGCGATAAACCAATCTGCCAAAGAGGACTCATAGTGATTTTATCGTATATATCATCATCTATAAGCCCTATATTATTAGCCACTTTAAGTGTTAGATTAAGCAGCTGTAAGACCGTATCAGCATTTATATTAAATAAGGTATTGCCAATACTCCCAATACTTATACTAATATACCAAGATGAAGCATTGTTTACCCTATTTGCAACTATATCTACATAAGAGATAGCACTTTGGTATGTTTCTTGTCTAATGCCTAAAGGTACTACCTCATATCCTCTTAGGTATGGTCTACAACCGTACTTATCACATCTTTGTCCAAAAATAGCATAAGGTACATAGCGAGTAAAAGAAAAAGTCTCATTTATATAAGCTGTGGCTTCATCAACTATCGACATTGCCACATTAAGAGATTGTTTTGCTCTACCACTCAAGCCAATAGATGCAGGTATCTCTCCTATGAATGATAAAGCTTTAGCTCTAGCATTAAAGGTTGCACTCTCATTAAACATATCCACAGATAAATTTACCATGTCTTTATATTGGTTTGATATTTTATTTAGTTTGTTTACATAGCTTCTATGTGTGGCTATATCTGCTTGGACAGATGCGGTTTCATAATTACCATACATTACGGTTTTGTATAGCCAGTACCAATTTCAAACTTAAAATCATCATCTAATATGCTTTTATTTTGTGCTTTTTTATAAACTTGTCCTCTCAAATGGTTTGCAGCACTAAAGTCATTTTTACTAGGAACTAAACCACCAGCTCCAACGGTTGCGAGTTGTTGATTTTGTGACTTCATAGCTTCTATGAGAAGATTATCTAGCCGAGACTCTTTTGTAACTTCTATCTTTATATCTATATACATTCCCTCTTTGAGAACACTATATGCATTAAGGCTATGAGTCATTGCTCCAATTATGACTTGTGAAGAAGCAGTAGATAGATACTCATGTTCCATCTGTGTCTTTTGTTGAATATTTATTAGCGATTCAATACCTTTTTTTAAAAATACATCATATATATTTTCAATCTCTACGGTACTCATTATCGCTACAGTTTCCTCAGTTGGATTTTCCTCAGCTACAGTTTCCTCAGCCATCTTTTTACCCTCTCATCAATTTAGATAAATGTAAGGCTCTATTTGGAGTTTGTGCATACCATTTGCTATTTAACATCTCACTAGAAGCAAGAATATAATCACTGTTTTTTAAAGCCTCAAACATTTTCTTAAACTTTAAAACTCCATTAACACCCAGTTGATAACTCATCTCTATAAGTATCATCTGCTTATCAATTTCTAACTTATTTATAAAAGGCTCTTTAGATTCAAACTCTTTTATTTTTTGCTTTAGTCTATACTCTAAAAGTAGTTCAGCTTCTGGCTTGTTCAATGGTAATTTAGTTCCATAGCCAATAGTATCAAAGCCTAGAGTGTCCTTATAAACTTCTCCAACAAAACCCTCGTGTCTCTTTATACTTTCAATTAAATCTTTCATTTACATACCTCACTATTTTTTTTTAAATCTACAATACACTTAACTAAAGTGTGGATAACTTCTGTATCTGTTGTTTGATTAAAGTCGCAGTAAGTATTTGGAACTTTACATTTGACTGGAACTTTAACTTCAAAAGGAACATCTATATATTTAAACTCTATTTGCTTGTTGCTACAAGCTGTCAAAATCAATAGAGCGAACATCATTGATAATATTTTTAATATATTTACATTCATTACTTTTTATCTCCCCAGATTTATAGATAATTTCATACTTTACTTTAGGTGGTAAAGCTTTCCATTGTTCCAGCTTCGCAAGTGATATATCTCTATCTACTGCTAAAGCTTTAATACTCTCATTTTGTTTTTTAGAGAGTAGTTTGATTTGTGAGTTACTTGCATCTAGTCTAGTAACAAGAGTTTGGTACTCTGCAACTGCTATATTAAGATTTGCTATTTCTAAGTTTTTAGACTGAAACAAACTATAGACAAAACTAAAAAATATTATAAATATTAAACCCATTCCCAAATAAATTATATTTTTGTTAATCATTAAATCTTCTCCGACTGGAACCATTTATCAGTTTCAGTCTTGCATATAGCTCTAACCATCACAGTTACCATATAAGCGACAATGACAATGGTAATTGTCCCAATATCTGCAATACCATAGTAAAAGAGATTACTACTAATTGCAATCATAATAAATGATAAACAAGTGGTTATGCTACGCTTGTAGAGTTTAAATTGTATCGCCAATCCCAACATTCCTAAAGAGAAATAAGGTATTAATAGAAGTAGATATTCTGACATCATTTTTCTAGCCTCCTATCCAAGAATTTACCGAAAAAAGGGATAATAAATTCAACTATAGTAATAGCCGAACCAGCACACAACATACCTACTAATCCCCATACAGTAACGGGGAGAGTGATATACTGTCCAGCATTCAATATGCCAAGATAATAGACTATAAACATCACGGGAGTACCATACGCAATATATCTAAGTAGCTCAGTAAATTCTCGAGAAGTAAACTTCTGTCTCTTATCATCATGTGTAAACTCATAAAAAAAACTCATAATTGAAGCAAAGATACCAGTGCTTAATAATATTACAAATTCAACATCATTAAAAGTGCTTAGTAAAAGGATACTTAACCCACCCGCACTAACACTCTTAGCTGTCATAACTACCGCTGTTTCACCCATATTCACATCCTCAAACTAAAACTACTGATTAAGATTTTCATCTATTAGCTCTTATAGGTTCGCCTATAATTTTGGATAGACCACTAATGGCATCACCAATTACACTTAACCATCCCATCTTTTTATCCTCACTTTATTTTATTAAACTTAGCCCCACCATTTTTTAACTCTATTTCCTCTTTCTCAAATGATTTTTTACAATGTTCTTTTTCTCCTAAAAGCAAAGCAAAAAAGTCAATAAATCTTTTAAACCCTCTTGCATAAATATTTCCTTTAGCACTTAAATAATAAGTGTATGAAGAGATTGTATAGTCCTCAGTTCCATATAAATAGCTTCCACCTCTTTGATCTTCACCTATCGCACAAGTAAAAAAATACTCTTCTAAACTCTCTCTTCTTATAAGCTTTCTTGGAACTTGAACTAAAAATCCAAAAATAGAAACAATATTAAATAAAAATATTGAAAAAAGTAGCAATATAAAAATTACAAATGTTTTTAGCTTTCCCACGTAATTGCCTCCAATTCTTCTTTAGTGAGTGCATTGTTAATTAAAGTTTTTAAACCTTGATACTTTGCAAAATCATTTTGATATTTTCCAGCAATAGCCATCGTAACCCCTGTTGCTTCTACCATAGTTAAATTGTGTCCTATATTTTCAGTATCAAAAAACATTATTTCACTTAGTCCCACTTCTTGTGCCAATCTTCTTGCACTGTCTAGCTTTGTAGCACTTTCATATCCACCGTGATAATTAATATCGTTGATTGGTATTGCTAAGCTCTCTTCTTTTAAAAAAGATGTTTGTATTTCACCTTTCTTTTGTGCTCTTATATCTTCTATTGTAAGAATTGGTGGAGTTTCATTTATAGTTTTTTGCTCTTCGTACATATCAACAAAAGGTTTAACATATTTGTTGTATTTATCTTTTTCAAACTCTATGTTTTCATATACTTTGTTTACTTGAGTTTCAATATCTCCATCTGGTGTGTTCCATTGAATTATTCTCCAATCCTTTGGTAATGCAGAAACTTCTGTAAAATTAGCTATTTCAATTCCTACTCCATCTACAATAATAAGCTTATCTTCTCTTATCACTGTCACTTGATTTTTCATGACCCACTCCCTATTTGTTTTGTTGTATTGTGATTAGCTATTACCAGCTCTTTATGTCCATATGCTAAATTCACAAACTGTTGTCTATTTGCTTCATTTTCTCTTATAATTTCAACTCTACTTGCTGATACTTCTGCACCTACTTTATTAATCTCACCTGCTACAATTCCTAAATTGTTTGAGTTCTCAAGAAGCAACATAGGGGTTAGTACAACTGCACAACCCTCTACATTAGCGTTTTGAGTGTCACTATTGCTTGTATAATTTAGCCAAAATGCACAACCATCTTTTTTATTATTTTCTGGGCATTTCTTAAAATTTCTATAAGGACAATTCATATTAAGCCTTTTGTGCAATAATTGCACTTATATATTTAACCGCTAAATTTAGAGTAGCTGACCCACTTGCTCCACTTAATGAGTGTGTATGAGAACTTGAGCTACCCGAATAGCCTGTTATTCTAGAAATTAACCCAGTTCCGCTCTTAATACCGTAACCATCAGATCCATACATACTGTTAATTCCTATTAGTGAGTGAGAGTGTCTAGGCATTTGAGCCATACTTAAAGTAGTAGCCCCCACTGAGCCACTTACAGTTGAACGGATAGATTGACTTTTGAAAGTCTGACTAAAAGCAACACTTCCACCAGTTGTTACATTACCCGTTGTAAATTTAAGTGTTGCATCGTTGTATTTAGGGTTTGTTTCTTTTGTCCATCCAGTAGGAGCTGCACTTTGTTGAAAAATTAATCTTGTGGCTGTTGGAAATGATTGACTACTAATTAACTCTTCAACTTGTTTTTTATTAACTGCTTCATCATCTGCAACGGCTGGGGCTACTTTAAATCTTTGAGTTGTACTTCCAACGAGTAAAGCTTTTAAATCTAGTCCTGCTTGCAGTGCAGTTGAAACAGGTTTGTTTTCATCGCTTGTATTATCTACATTTTCTAAACCAACTTGTGTTTTTGTAACATTATGCGGATTTGTTGTTTTAGCTGTATGTACTAGTAAATCAGCACTTGTTATATCTGAATCAAGTCCATTATAAACAACAAAATCACTCGTGTTTGCATCTGAAAAAGTTATTCTATAAGTATCAGTTGCTCCGCTTTTGGCTACTAGACCACTCTCATGTGTTGATGATAAAAATGCAATACTTGATATACTAATTCCAGTATCTCCAGTTTCTCCTTTTCCAAAAGGAGAACCCTTAGACCAATCTTCTACAGTATCGCTAAGTTTGAAATAAATAAGTGCTGTATCAATTGCAAGAAAAGAAAAACCTCCTTTTTTAGAGTCATAAAGAGACCTAACCTCTGTAAGACCTACTGCATTAACTGTAAAGTTTTCTCCTCTATCGCCTTTTAGTCCTTGTGGAATTCCAATAGTAAATTTGCCATCAGCTGGATTATAAGAGAATGTTGCTGGTTGCCCAGCTACAAGAGTTTGAGCTTGTCCAGTTATCGTTTTAATTTCATTTGCCCTTGCAGTCGCGACATCTGCACTATTTGCTGAGGCAGTAGCACTTCCAAGAGCTTCACTAGCTTTTTGAGTTGCAATAGTTGCTTGTGCAGTTGCTTCTTCTGCATTTGTTGAGGACTCTAAAATGCCATCAATATTTATATATATAGCATTTAAAGCAGTAACCTTTGAAGCAAGAGTTTTTACATCTGCAATACTTTGAGCTAGTATATTTACATCTATAATATTATCAGCTGTAATGACTACATCTGCTAATTTTAAGTGAACTGCCAAGATACTAGCTATTTCTTCTTGAAGAGATATAAATTCAGCTAGATTTTGTGAGAGTGCTACTATGGAGTCAATATCATTTCCAAGCTGTATAATATCTCCGATTCTATTTGCTAGTGTTTCTAAACTAGAAGTAGTTTTTGCCCAAAAATACACTGGCTTTTTATCTGCAACAGTTCCAGTATATACATACAATTCTATGCGTTCGACATTAGATGCTTTACTATCTGCATCACGAATACGCAACATCGCTGGAGTATCTCCAAAAGCTTCAATAACTACCATTTCGGTATCTAACACTTTTTCATATAGTGCATGATTAACGATATAATTTCTTATATCTGCATGAGAACTTAACTCTAAAATACCACCGCTATCATTGTCAAATGCTATTTCAAGCTTTGTGCCATCTACAAGAATAATATCCGCTTGTTTATAAGTGGGGAGTTCATCTAAACTAAGATTATTGAGAGATAAATCAATATCTGTCTTTCTGTTTCCTAAATAGTTGCCTTTTGCAAAATCTTCAACTATAAGAGTTATATCTATTGCGAATAATTCTTCAAGTGTTGCTAAGACCTCTTTGTCAAACAAAATATTTGCGGACACTATTGCATCTAAATTTTTTTGTATCTTATTTACATTTTCTATAAAACTAGGTTTTGGTTCACTCATTTTCTTCTCCTATAATTGTTGCTAAATATTCATCTATCTTTTGAGCAATATCTATTGTGTTTGTTGTTCCTACTACTTCATCAGCATACATTTCATATAGTTTTACTAAGTCATGTTCAGTAGAAGTGAAGTTTGGATTTTCCCCCGTGAAATAAAGCTCTAGTTTTTCTAAAAAAGAATCAGCTAAAAAAGAAGTATTATTTATTCCCCTAAAAACTTCTTTATAGCAAGAGAGCATAAAGAGACTTGATAATTCATGAGGTACTTTTTCAAGTAAGTAAGGAACTTTAAAAACAAAAGATATGTTTGAGGGTAGGGTTAGTTTGTAGTTTGTTAAACTAGATATAGTTGAGTTTTCTCTCAGTTCAACTGTTAAGATATTACTGTCTAACACTATCTTTTTAGAGAAAGAGTAGCCATCTGCTGTAGTATGTTCTTTGCCAATACTATCAATAAGTTTGATAGAAATAACATCTGTAACTTTTAAGCCAAACTTTGTAATATCTAAAACAACTTCTCTCAAAACAAATCCTCTATTAATTGTCTTAAAAGTTTAACTAAGAATTTTTCACTTAGTGGGTCGTAAAAACTTACATTTGAGTTAAATTCTCCAAGCTCCCCTAGCTCTATTCTTGTTCTTTCTTATATCAACTGTTACATCTTTTGGCTTTTTTGCTCTCTTTGGAGACACAAAATTATTAACTACAACATTTGCTATAGTCTCCATACAATCATCTTCTTTTGAGTCTTTCTCAGGGTGAAATGCTTTGTACTCTAGTTTGACTTGTTCTCTTCCAACTGCTCCAACAAGAAAGCGTATCTGATGATTTTTTAAGCAAGTTACACTTTGGTCTATCTTTTGATTTTTACTTATTTTAGTTTTTGGATTAAAGAGGGTTATCTTATTTATAAGTATGGGTTTGTCATCACTCTTTAGCTCGTAGTTTACTTCTTGAACTTTTTTTCTTAGATATTGGTCTGTAATAATTCCACCACCACTTGACTCCATAAATACTGGTACTCGTGGGTTGGCTATCATCACACTTATAATTTGAGAGACAAACTCATCATTACTCCATTTTCCAAACCAAGTTCCATAAACATTAAAAAGCTCTATTTTATCTTTACTCAAAGAACTCCGCACTAAACTTATAGCACGGTTATCACTTGTTTCTTTTTCGCTTTGTGCTGGGTCAATGCTTATGCACTTATTATCTTCCTGAATCTCCCAAGAAGCAATACTTACAAAGTCTTCATCACTAACATATCCAGTCTCAATACTTTTTGGATTTTGCATATATTGAGAGTACCAATCTTCACGCATAACTTTCTTTTGAGCCTCTAACGCTTTTACTCCCTCGAAGTGTGAATTAAGCGGTTCGTTTGCTTTACGCATATAATAATAATCAAAAAATTTATACTCTTTATCTTCATCTTCTATACCAGTAAGATTTATATGAGTCCAAACATCAGGCTCATTTTCTAAGAGATAGCCAACTAAGTCATTTTCATGTAACCTCTGCATAATAACTATAATAGCTGAGTTAGGGTCATCTTTTCTAAGTCTTGAAGAGATACTTCCCTTATAAAAGTCAGTAACCATATTACGAGTAGCTTTAGAATTCTTCTCTATAGCTTTCATGGGGTCATCTATTATTACAAAATTACCATGAAATCCAGTAATACCACCACCAACTGTAGTAGAATACATACCACCTTTTGACTCTAAATACCACTCTTTATCACTTGTTTTATTACTGAGATTATTATCTTTAAAAATTTTTTTATATGTAGGGGATAGAATAAGCTCTTTGACTTCACGAGGTGTTTTTGTAGCTAAATCATCTGAGTATGAAGTATAAATAAATCTTTTTTTAGGATAATTACCAAGAACCCATGATACAAAAAGTCTAACTGCAAACTCTGTTTTGCCATATGCTGGAGGAATATTTATGATAAGCCTAGTTATCTCTCCACTAGCTACCTTCATCAATGCTTGAGTAAGAAGCTCGTGATACCAACTCTCGAGTAGTGGAGTCTCATACTCTTCTTTAAATATATATCTAGCATAGTGAAGTAGGTCTTTTCTAGCCATAGCATGAAGAAGAGGCTCACTCTTTTTCTTTGCTAATGCTATAATTACCTCTTCTTTAGTTGCCATCTAAAATGGTATCTCGTGAGTTTCATCTATTGGTATTTTACTACCATCCGCTTTAGCATAAGTTTGTTGTGGCTCATTACTTGTGTTTGTATAATCAGCTTCTGCTTGTTGAGCATTATATCCACCATTATTACTATTTTCACTTGCTCTGTATGGACTTGCAACAACATTATAAAGCATCTCTGGATTTTTCTTTTTCTCTTCATCATTTACACTAAATAGAGAAAAGTAGATGCTATGCTTTGACAAGAAAGGGTCAAACATCTTAGCACTTTTATACTCTTTACCACCACTTGAAACCATGTCTCTTATGCTTCCAACTATTACACTAGGAACACTTTCCCCACGATTTGAGAAGTTTGCCCAGATATGATAGTCAGGGTGGTCTTCTGTTCCTTGTATGATGTTTGATTGTTTTCGGATACCATCAAGATACTTCAACTTATTTATGCTTATAACAAACTTCTTACGTTCTGTAATAGTTCTAATATCTAACTGAATAAAAGATACCTCTTTCTTATCTTTTATGTACGAATCCATATAAACTCTTCCTATATTTGCCATTTTTTCACTCTCCTTTTTTTAATCAAACATTTGAGGCATATTTATAATTGCCTCATTATCTTCTTTTGACTTAGGTATATTTTCATAAGTTGTCTCTATAACCTTTGCTGGTGGTCTGCGAAACTTATCTAATGCTTTACAAGCCTTACCAAATTCGTCTATCTCAACTCTGTAAAAGTCACTTGTTTGTGGAACGAACATAAGATACTGTCTTGGGTGCTTACGAGTATCTTTATTTTTAGTCCAAATAACTGTACGCATCTCATCTTCATCTTCTTTTGGTTTACTCTTTGTTATGTGAAACCAAACATAAGCCTCATGGTCTGCGTTCATACTACCTTTAACACTTATCATGCTTGACTTCATATCTTCTTTAGAAGTTTGAACAATAACTATAATAGGGAGCTTTAACTCTTTTGATAGCTTTCCAAGTTTTGAGAACATTTCAGATATTCTTCTCTCATCTGTTTTAAGCTCAGGATCAAGGTTTGACATTCTCATCATACTGTCAAGTGCTACAAGTTTTATGCCATTTAATTTATGCTGAAATCGTATCTCTGCTATGATGGTATCTATGTTATAAATACTATCAAAGGTAAAAATGTTATCAGTATTACCATCAAAAAAACCGTCTTCTTCCATCTCTTCAATAGTCTCATCATATAAATCCTCTCCAAACTCCATAGAACCAAACAAAACTGGGTGTTCTTTACTTATATTTTCTATAATTCTAGTAAGTATAAATGTCTTACCACTCTGTTTTAGTCCACTTATAAAAAATAAACCCTCGTTTCTAATGCCCTTATTTCCATACTTATCTGTTAAAACAGTATCTATAAAAGGTATGTGTGTTTTTAGTCTAGTAGCTGGAGGTTCGCTCTTTCGTTTTTTACGAACATCAGTTAAGCTCTTTGTATATCCATGTGAATTTAAAAAAGAAAAATTATCTAAAGAATTTTGAGCGAGCTGTAATATTGTCTCACTAGAAGAATTTGAGTCATTCAACATTTCAGTTATAGTAAGAGATAGTTTGTTTAACATTTGTTTTTGATAGTTCTCTTTTAAAAACTTTATATGCTCTAGTGCTATGCCTTGTGGTACTGCTCTTTGAGCTATAATATTTAGTATAATATTATGAGGATTAGGAACTTTTGAACGAGTAAGATATTCTATGATGGTATCTGAATTAAAAGGAGTTCCAGCCTTATAACAAATATTCATAACTTCAAAAACATCTTTTAAAGATTCATCATTAAACCACTCTTTAGATATTCCACTATTCATAAGTAAATCAAGGTTTGTATTTCTATCTTGATATGCGGATAGTAAACAACTCAGAACTAGATTTGATATATTATTAATATTGTGCATGATTTGCTCCCGTTGCTTCAAAGGAGTGAGCCTCTAGCCAAGCTTCTATCTTGTCTCTTGAATATCTAATAAACCCACCTATTTTTGTATAAGGTATCATTTTCGCTCGTCTATATCTCTCTTGTGTAGGTATGCTAATATCATATTCATGTGCAAGCTCTTTAGTATTTAACCATCTTTTCTCATGTATCATTAGTAAAATCCTACTGTTAAGTCACCAAGTAATCTACAAAACTTAACTTTTTTAAAATCTTTTTTCCCAACTATATAAGATTGATACATACTAAAGAATTTTTGTATCTCTTTATCTAACCTTATAAAGTACACATCCATAACTTTCATGTAATCAAAATATAAGTTATTTTCTAGTATTTGCATATTTTTTATTCGAGTCAGTAGTGTCGATTTTGGTATGCAAAGTTTTCTTGCTAGTTCAGTTAGTTGGATATATCCATCTAGTGGAGTAGTTGCACTTTTATGTTCATCTTCAATAGCATCTAAATAAATATAACTTATTCTCTTAATGATTACAATATGAGAGTTATATTTTTTCTTTAGTTGATGAAAGCTAAGGTCACTTTTAGCTTCAAGCTCTTTTAGCATTATTAGTCCAGTAAGTTCACGCATTAGAAATTATCTCCTTTACCAGTTAAATCTCCACGAGTGCCTACATTTGTTTTTCTAATTTTTGATTTTCTATCACGAGAACACCAGACGATAAATGCTCTATACCAGTTTTTGTATAGTGTTCCTTTTGCTATATGCCATGAAGCAAAAGCTAGCATCTCTTCATATCTAATATTATTTTCCTTGCAATACTCATAACATTTAAGGTGTAAAAGTTTTTGATACTCCTCTCCAACATCTTCAAGTGCCATCTCGCTAGAAAGACTAAGTTCTTTTTTTGTTTTTTTCACGGGGGAAATTTCGCCACTATTTGAATTTTTTCTATCGCTTAACCACTCACGCCCTTTTGAGGTAAGTCTATACGCTGGAGTGAAGTTTTCATTTACAACTTCTATGAGGTCTTTTTCTTTTAGTTCTTTTAAAAATTTTGAAATTGTAGTTCTTGATTTACCAATGAGAGGAATATCCACAATTATTTTATCTCTATATAAGATGTAATAAACTTCACTACCTTGAACAACAGGTGTTGCCCAACTAGACAGAGTAGTCATTACACACATAAGTAAACCAGCTTTAACGCTCAAATCCCACTCAACCATTTTTACTTGATTAAGAGTCAAAGAATATCTCACGATTCGCCCCTATTTGAATTTTTTGAAATGTAATTTACTATTTGCTCTCTAGTAAAACGGACTGACTTACCAACCTTTACATATTCTAAGTTACCCCGTGTCATCTCTCTATTTACAGTATTTTGGCTCACTCTTAGATAAGCTGACAGTTCACGCTTATTGAATAATTCTTTTGTGGTCTCCATAATTAATAGTCCTTTACTGCTGAATTTATGCTCTTGCTAACCTTTAAAAGAGTAATATGAGTATATAAAGGTTAAAAAGATTATTAATGTATATTTATATGTTGAATTATGCCGAATCTAATCTTTGAGATATCTTAAATTTTTTATAAAGGATAAGAAGTGATTAATTTAGCAGAACGCAGTAAAAAAATTAGAAAAAAATTTGGATTAAATACTCAGCAAGAACTGGCAAATATCCTAAAGTGTAGTGTTGGTAAAATAAAAGCTTATGAGCAAGGAAATACGCTAAATTTTAAATCAGCAGATATGCAAATACTAAAGAATACATTCAAACTTAACCAAACTTGGTTAGAGGATGGAACTGGCGAGATGCTTTTAGTTGAGGCTCTATTAAAAGATATAGATGATATGGCTTTTGTGGTAAACAATCATCTAAGTGATGATGCAAAAGAGATAATATCTCTACTCCCTTATGCAAGTGCTGATTATATAAGTCAAGTGATTAAGAAACTAAAACAATATCAAGAATTATCTGAGTCTTAAAATACTCTTGTTTTATAGAGAGTGAATAGTAATATTATAATAGTGTCAAAGAACGTGACTACCTCCGTCACATTTCTGTACGACCTAGTCACATTATTGTACGACCTCTTTTTGATATTAATTCGCCATCATTTGAAATTTTTTTTGAGTATTTATAGGGCATATATCACATATATAGATGTACAAGCAATGGGGTTGGGGAAGTACCCTCCCTCCGATATTCCAGAAACAAAAACCACTTTTTACCACCATTAATAATGATATGAGATTACTAATAAACTGTAGCGATAATGCTCTAACCTTAAGCCATTTAGAGCTAAAATCAGTCTCTAACCTTAAAGCAACTCATATTCTTAAGAAATACCCATCTATACTTAAACTAAACATATTAATTTATCTATTAAAATATGTTTTCATAGTTTCAAATATATTTCACATTTCTACAATCACAACACCAAAACCAAAATATCTCTCCAGTTCCAACACTCCAACACAAAAAGATATCCCATGACATCCAAGAAAAAAAGCCAATCCGAAACCGAAATATCCGAAACAATCTGCAAAACCAAAACACACCCACCAATTCCCACCGTAAATTGACTCAATATTGTCTTGAAAGTATCAAACTCAACTCTTTTATATAAAAGTCCTCTCAAACTTCTCTCATTTTTCTTTCAAATCCGAAAAAGAGCAAAATTACTCAAAAAAAAATTCAAATGGAGGCGATTTTGGAGTGGCTGGAAAAAGGTCCAGTTGGTTTGGTTTTTGTGTGAAAGTGGCTATTTTGTGGGTTTTTGATGAGTTTTTTTATCTCTAGGAAGCTCTACAAGGACTTTTATGATGTTAGGTCCAGTCATAGTACACCTCAAACAGTTTGATGCTGCCCTTGTAAGTATTCATCAAGTGAGTTGATTGAACTTCTAAGTATTTTTGATTCTATATAAAGAATAAATTTATTTTTATACATAATTAAATTAAACTTATTCTTAGTATACTAGTAGTATATTCTATGTAATTATATTGACTACAAAGGAGCAACAATGAATAATTATTCTGCTTTAGAAATTGCTGATTATTTCATAGAACTATCAAATTTTACTATATCTCCTATGAAATTACAAAAATTATTATATTATGCTCAAGGTTGGCACTTATCTGAACATGATAAGCCTTTAATAAATGAAACTATTGAAGTATGGAGATATGGACCAGTAATATCTTCAATTTATTATATGTATAAACAATATGGAAATAATAATATAACAGAAGTATTCATGGATGCCTTGGAAGGGTTTTCTCCAAGAATTGAAGATGATATTGAAACAAAAAAGTTTTTAAATATAATTTATAATCATTATAATCAATATTCTGCAATAAAACTATCAAATATGACTCACTTATCTGGTACACCATGGAAACAAATTTGTGAAAAATTCGAAGGAATAGAGTTCGTACCACTTGGAACAGATATACCAGAAGATGTTCTGAAAGATTATTTTAAAAAGCTTGGTGGAGATGACTAATAATCTTGTTGATAAGTTAAATAATGAAAAAGAAGCTCAACAAGTTTTAGAGACCAAAGATATATTTACTAAAGATGCTTATGTTGATTATGAAAAAGTAGCAGAAAAAGAAAGACAAAGAACAGATGTTTATTATGAAAAAGGAGCAGAAGACGAAAGAAACAGAACAGAAAAACTTAAAAATGATAGTTTAGAACAAGACATACGAGCAAGAAAAGAGTATGCAAATAAAATATTTGCTCTTATTTGCTGTTGGATTGTATTCTTAGGAATATTTTTGCTTTTAGTAGGATTTAGTTGTATAAAACTATCAGATGGTGTCTTAATTGCTTTTATTGGTGGGACAACAGCAAATGTTTTAGGAATATTTATGATTGTTGCAAAATATATTTTTAATCCAAGTCAAACTAAATAAAATATTTCACATATAGAGAAGAAGCCGTAATGGAAAGATTAACTGTATAAAGGAAAAAAATTAGTAGAATGTAAAAATTGTAAAAAAGAAAGTGATGATATTTAGTATCGTATACCATGTTTTAGTGGTTATATAACAAGTTTTAGTGTATTATTTAAGGTTTATGTGCTAATATAGCTTATACGAAGTTTACATCTCAGAATGTATTTAGATATGTTTTGAGATGGAAACATCATTCTTTTCTTAGTGAATTAGGGTTACGATAATCTGCAAAGCTTTAGCTTTGTTTACCCACGGAGGTTTAAAGTGTTATCGTCCTTTTTCCGTTTCTTAGATTAATCAACACTATAAAATGATACTACATATTCATCTTCATCATAACGACTAGGTTTTAATACTATATTATGTTCTTTATCTCTATTTTTATAATTATAAACAATATTATCAGGGTTACTAACTCCCACAGTATTTAGTTTCAAACCTTTTGATATAACTAAATCCATATTTAATATATCGTGCATAGTTAATTCACCTGGACAATTTTTACAATAGTGCTTTTCTAAGAAATGCGTAAATCCACTAAAAACAGTACCTACTCTTAGTGCTATTTTAATACCATTTATTTCAAATTTTGCACTTGTAGTAACACTATTTATAAAATCAATCATAATTTTTTGATTTGGTTTAAATTTTCTTTTTTTCTTTTTTCTTTTATATGTTTCTTCTTGGATATCTCTTTTAAGATGTGATAAGTGAGCTTGAAATCTACGCTCTTTTTTTTGAATTTCTTTTTCTGTTAAAACTTCTGCCACTTTTATACCTTACTAGCCATATGTGATTTAACAGCTTCTATTTCAATAACTTTATCTTCTGGAGCTGGAAGACTTTTATCTATCAGTACGATTAGAGTATCAAGTGCTTTTTTTAAATCGTTGCGTTCTTTTTTAGAATCATTATTGTAAGATTGAACCTTACCATTAAGTATACTTCTATAAAAGATATCAATTTGCTCTTCACTCGACATTCTTTGTGCATGTTTATAATACATTTGTGGTTTAATATGAAATTTATAATCAGCCAAGCGTTCTTTTGCTCTAATATAAAATTTTAGTATGCTCTTTCTAAGGTCATCAGATTCAACATTAAGAATTAAAGTTGAATTGTTATTATAAAATGTAAACAACTCATCTTTAGCAGTTTCTTCAAATAGGATACTACTATTTTGTGAATAGAATTCCCAAAAAATAGTAACTTCATCTTTAATACCTTGAAGAAAGTTATCAGTCTGAGTTTTTGTTGCTTTTTCATTTCTTTCTCTAATTTGTCGTTCGTTATACCAAACACCTATTAAAACAAAAGCCCCACCAATGGATGCACTTAATAATGGAAGTACAATATTTGTAAAATTATCTTCTATAAAACCAACTAAAGCAGAGAATACATAAGTTAAAGCAACTACAGTAAAGATACAACCAACTATAGTAAAGATACACACAACTAAAACAAACAATACATTTTTGACAGATGAAATAAAATCTTCCATATTAATTTATCCTTTATATTAATTCTATATTTTGCTACCGTGTACACACTTCACTAGCTACTTACACCAGTTTATCTTAGTTCCACCATTATACTTAACTGCAAGATGATTTTCAATAAGTTTATCGGCTATTGATACATGATCTACATAAACATCAGCCAATAACCTAAATTAATATAAGATATAAACAAGAGGCATAAGAGTATCCTCATAAAAACATAGTTACAAGGATTAATATGAAAAAAATAGTAATATCACTTTTAGTACTTTCATCGTTAGCATTTAGCGATTCAGCTATTCAACAAACATTAAAAGTACAAGAACAAAAGCAAGAAATCTGTAAAAAAGAACTAAAAGCACAGGATGTAGAACGTAGTGGTTGTTGTTCATCGCATGGTGGCGTATCAGGTTGTTCTGGTGGAAGAGTCGTTTGTAATGATGGAACATATAGTCCTTCATGTACTTGTAATAGTATTATTAATCCGTTAGGATAAATTGCTATAAACTCTAACTTAGGATAATAATTAATAAAATTGAAACTATAATATGCACATATATTAAATAAAAGGCAGACTAATGAATAATTTTACATCATCTACTCATTATGGAGAGATTAAAGGTAATATCACTATGGATCAGCAATTCGACAGAGGAATATATAAAATTGCTAGCGATTACGGAGTTAATACAGCTGTTAATGTCCCAATAGCTTTTGACTTTCGGATACTTGAAAGAGGTCATGGAAGTCTTAGTATTTATACAGTTGATATTACTGACTATGACATAGCAAAAGAGCTTATAGATGGCAATGACCCTATTCCAGTAAAAAAAGTAAATGTTAATATTAGTGTGACTGATTTTTTTAAACATTTTAAACAAATTAGTATAACTGCTTCTCGTATGAAAGGAGTTATTGGTAGAGACTATACTATTATATAATTGTAGAATTTAATGAGATAAATATGTATTTTTGTTGTCTCATTAAGTTATTAGATGTTTTTATATTTTCGTTTTATTATTTCAAAATCTTTTTTTACTCTCATATTCATAGTTAATTTATCTCATCTTTGATAATTTCTTTTATATTCTCAAATTTCTTTTTATCTATGTAGTTTTATAGCCAAGTTTACCAAGCTGCAAAGGGTCTATAATATCATGCCATTTATTAATAGTTGTATATTTAATACCAGACAGTTTTAGAAAATGAGATAGAGAAGTATGAAAATTTATTGAAGTTAATTAAAAAAGCCCAACTATTTCTAGCTAGGATTTTTATTTATTATCCCGAATTAACGGGTTCGGTATCTGAAGGAATACAATCTTTCATTAGATAAATTATATATACATTATGCTTAAAGTTTAATCTTATTAAAATATTATTAAATTAAATCTATATAGTCTTTAACCTTTTCTTTAATTTCAGCAATATCATCATCTAATATTCTTGTAGTAACTTGACTTAATAATCTTTTAGTATCTATTGTTTTCAGTTGGTGGCAAACTACATAAGAGTCTTTTTTTAATCCCTTATTTATCCTACTGGTTTTTAGATATTTTTTAGCTTCTAGTTTATGTATAAACTTTTTATATATTCCTATACCATCAGACTTTGTACTCATAGGTAGTATTGTAATAATATTGTGGTCAGTATCTTTAAGTGATTTTAATTTTGATATTACGATACAAGGTCTACGAAAGCTATAGTTATCATCAATATCTACATGAGAGCCTAATTCTCTACCTATATTTTCACCAGCTATAAACCACCAAATAGTCCAAGGCATAATATCAAACTTTACTCTTCCAACATCACTTTTATTTACTGTTTCTTTTTTTTGATTTATTTCTTTTTTCTCAATGTTCCACTTATCTAATCTTTCATTTGTCTTATTAACCATATCTTTTAAAATATCTTTAGAACCTTTTTTTACTCTCATATCCATAGTTAATTTATCTCATCTTTAATAATTTCTTTTATATTTTCAAATTTCTTTTTATCTATGTAGTTTTCTAGCCAACTTTCTACCCAAACTGGCACACTGTTGTTTCTTTTCCAGTTCATAACAGTTTGATAAGGCAAACTTGTACTTTCAGAAAATTCTTTTTTAGATAATCCAATATTGTTTAATTTTTCTTCAAATTCTATAAGTTCCACAAATAACACCTTTAACTAGTTAAATACTATCTAAATAGTATCTAAAAATAGTTAAACAATAGCTAAAGGCTTGACATGTATAGTTAATTACTATATAGTTTGATAAATAAACTAGTAAAACACTAGTCAAAGGAAACAAAATGAAACAGCTAATTAAAATAGAAACCCAAATTATTGGTACAGATGAAGTAAATAGTGTTAATGCTAGAGAACTTTGGAGAGTTCTAGAAATTAAACAACAATTTGCGGATTGGATTAAGGCTCAAATTAATACTTTAGGACTAGAAGAAAACATTGATTATATTACCGTTCACTTAAAAGTGAACGGTGGAAAGTTCGCAAATATCGACTACATCATCACAACAGACACAGCCAAACATATCTCCATGGCTTCAAGAACTGTAAAAGGTAAAGAGGTACGAAGATATTTCATTGAAGTTGAAAAAAAGTTTATTGAAACAATGAATGATGATATGAATTTTTATAAAATAAGTTGTTGGATGGATGGACATATTGAGACTGCTAAGCTTTTCCGTGAACGCATTGAACTTCTACAAAAAGAAGCTTTAGTAAATGAAGAATTAGTCCAGCAGTTTAATGCACAAGCTTCTGAATTAGAAGAGATGAAAAAGAAACAAAGAAAACATGCAGAGGGGGATTTTGAGATACTTAAAATCTCTAGAGAGATTTTAAAAGATGATAAACGCATGAATATTGTCAGGTCTCTTTATCCAAGCTGGCAGGCTATGTATAACGTTAAAAACTATAGAATGAAGATAGGCTAGATACTAGACTTAAACAAGAAGGAGGTAAAAAGTTATGGCTAAGTTAATTAAAAAAGCAGACAGTCTATTCGATAAGTTTGAAAGCAGTATCGAAAGACTTGCAAATAAATTCTTTTAGAAGAATTGTTTAACAAGTTGCATTAGTTAGAGCTAGTGCAACTGATTGAGCAATTATAGCTTAAATAAACATAGGAGCAAATCATGGTAGTTAAGAAACTAAAAAATCAAGAAAGGCTAGAAGCTGGACTTGAACAAGTTGGAAGGCGTATCGGAACTACTAGAGCGAAG